ACCACCACCTCTAAAATATTCTCCATCATCACCACCAGTTGAAACGTGCAACTTAGTTTGAGGCGATTCTGTACCTATACCAACTAGATTACTAGCACCACCAATAGACATAATAGTTTCAGCAGTAAAGTTTTGGAATTTATGAAATTTAGAATCTGCACTTGTTTTATAAGTTGGAGAACCTTCATTAAATGCTAACCACTCTCTTGCAAATCCTCTATTACTTGTAGCGAAAGAATGAATTGCATTCCTAACTCTTATATCGCCTTCAACATCTAATTCGTGGTCAATATCAGATGTGCCTATGCCGACAGCTCCAGCTGAAGTGATAGTTAATCTATCTGTTGAGTGAGTTTGTAAAACAAAAGGATGCTCTGTTATAGTTCCTATAGTAGCTTCATTATGAATATTTGACCATTCTGAAGATGCATTTCCAGTTCTTGATAACTTTATATTTGCAGTACCACCATATTTTTCAAGTTGGAGCATATAACTAGCGTTATCAGTTGGAGGATTGCCACTTGCATCTCTTGTTCCAATATTTACTCTAGTAGCTCCAATCGTGCCTTCAATTACTTCATCATAAGCGAAACTACCAGCACCTTCTACTTTAAAATCGCCAGTTATTGTTAGGTCACCATCTACTGTTCCGCCACTTGCTAATCCTGCACTAACATTACTTATCATACCTTTTAACATTCTACTATCCTAACCGCTCCAGTAGTCGTTGAGGTTGAATTGTAATTAAAGTAAATAGATAACCCTAATCCTCTTGGAACTGTAATAAATGTTAGCGTGTTTTTTGGGAGTAGTAAATCGTTTGATGCGTTTACATCTGTTCCACTTGTTGCGAAATTAAAATAAATCTCTACCGCACTATATATTCCTATAGTTCCAGTAGATGCTTTTAATGCTAAATGAGTTGAATTATTTACGTTGGCACTTGAACCCGCAGTTCCTACAGATGCGACTGTCCATTCGCCTCCGACTGTTGTGTTTAATGCCTCTTGTACTGAATATGCGTGAATGTCTGCCATTTTTTCTTCCTCTCTAAGCTATGGTGAGCGTGAATGAGTTATAATTACTATTATAAATTATAAATAAAAGTAAAGTTTTTGAAAGCGTTACTTCTTAGTTTTCTTTTTCTTTTTAAATATGCGTTTCTTAGGCTTAGAATATGGCTTATCATCCGTTTCAGATGTTATTTGAATATATCCTTGCCTTTGTAAAGATTCGAGCTTTTCGGGGTGTCTTTGCAATTCCTTATCTTCAAGTCTTTCCATCTTACCATTGTTAAAATTTTTCCAATATTGCATTTTGTTTTCCTTTCAAATGTGGGGCAGAGCGAATCATACCCCACTTATTTAACTAACGACTATTAAATGTTTGCGAATGCAACACCTTTAATATTATCAGAGTCGTCTAGTATTTTAACCCCATAGAGCAGGTCGGAAACTACCTTTGTTCCTAATGCGTCAATCGAGTATTCACTTTGAACTCTTACTTCGTTTTGAACTGCTATAGCACAAGCTGTCTTGTGGAAAATAGCACCCGAAACTGTACCATCAGTTCCTGAACTTGAAACAGTATTAGACATATATACATCTATGCCATATAGAGAACCAACCATTCCAGACCTAAGTCCTCGGTTACCTTCTCCGACTGCATCATTTCTGATGAAATACTGAGCAATACCCGCAGATGGATTTAGGATGTCTGCAAATAGAGTTGGATTAACAACCATTGCACACTCGCCATCCATGTAAGGTACATCGTTCTCACCTAAGTTAGCTAATGCAGACTCAAAAACCGCAGCGGTCAAAGTGTTATCAGCGGATAAATCAATGCTCTGATTTAATCCATCTAACTCGCCCCAAATGTCAGTATCAACTTGTCTAGCTAGAGCTTCGCCCATCATCCTAGAATACTTAGAAACTAGGTCTGGTTGTGACTGAATTTCTGCTACATCTTCAAACAGCTTAGCAACATATTTATGTTTATTAACTGTTAATTGAGTCTCAGTTGTTGCAGTTGCATCATAAGATACATCTGAACCCGCAGACTTATCTGCAGCACTTATTAGACTAATCTCTGGTACATGAAGAACATCTCCAAAACCTGCGCCACCAAATACGGCACTATAGTCATCGATTAAACCACGAAAGACTGTTTTTCTTTCGAAGTATTTATAGATTCCATCCATCCAAATTTCTGGAATGAAATGTTGGTCTGTTGTGGTAGTAACTGGGCTACCTTGATAATGTTTAGCCATTATTTATTTTCCTTATTTATCGCCTACGATATGCATCTAAGATAGTTCCCCAATTAGAACGCCTTTCCTCATCGGATAAGTCTACCCAACTTTTATTGTCAGGGTTTGCGCTCCTAGCGGGTGTTCCATCTGTCGGTGCTACTTCGGCTTTTTCGTTATTAATTAATTTACCATGAAGAGCTTTTAATTTATCTAGCGGTAAATCGCCAAATGTTTCTCTATCCTCTTCACTCATATCGGCTAGAAGTTCCTCGCGATAAGTTGCAATTTGTTGTGATGCAGCTTCTATGACAGGCTCTTGCTCTTTTAGTTTTAAAGCTCGTTCCTCTGCGAGTTCTTGCCACTTGTTTTGTTCCGCCATTTGATTCTCTCTATCGGCTTCTAACTTCTTCTCAAGTTTGGCAAGTGATTCTTCAGCCATTTGCGCTCTACTACGATACTTTTTGCTTTCTGCAATTAAACTTCCTACCTCTGCGCTAGGTTCGGTTGTTTGTGTTTGGCTATCAGTTGCCACCTCGTTCGCATTATCTTGCATTGAGTTAGGTATTTCTTTTTCTACCTTTACTCCTGATTTAATTTCAGACATTCTGTCCTCCGTTTTGGTTATTAAAAATCTTACTTCTTTTTTGTTTTACTTGGTGACCATTTGACACGATTTGCCCAGTAAGCTCCAGACATCTTGCCTCTTGCTATATTTTTAGCGTGTCTTGCCTTAAACGCTTTTCGTTGTTTAGGTGTTTGATTAGTTTTAACACCTTGCTGCCCGAATCTAATAGTCTTTATTTTAGTTCCTTCTTTAGCAACAACAATATGAGATTTAGTTTTATGGCTAGGTGTCCTTTTAGGTTTATTAAAACCACTAACACCTGCCCTTTTTAATCTTGAATCTTTAGCCATTATATGTTTAAGTCTATTTCTATATCTTTAGCAATAAAGCGCAAGATATTGTTTTCTATTTTCTTTGATAAGTAATCTTCTAAAAACTTTTGATTGCCGTCATTCAATCCGTAAATATTTCTTTTAGGTTTATTACCTCTTTTCTTAGCGTGACCCATTACCTTTTCGCCATCGGCAAATAGTATCTCTACGCTTACTTTAGTGGCGTTCTGTGCCTTAATAGAGTCTAACATCTTACCAGTCAGTCTTAAATTAGGTGGTGATACTTGCCTATCTTTTGACAATCCTTTTTTACCTACCTTGCCCATTCCTTTTTTTAAAGAATAATTTTCACTATATGCTTTAAATGGTTCTCCATTTTTATCTTGGCTTATACCTTTATCTGCATCCTTTACAATTCTAGTTGCTAACTTACCACCAAGAATTTTCCAATCTTTTTTATCTGTTTTAACTACATTAAATATCTTCATAATACCATCCAACTGTGCCTGCAATTAAATCCGCCCCTTACGCCAAATGGAGTATCGGAATCATTTACTTGAGCTTCTGTATATCCTTGAGACGGCTCATTATTATTTGTCGATACACAAGCGGGTCTCGTTCTTGCATCTTGAGTTCCCACATAAGTCCATCTAACATTCTCTCCTTTGAATATATTATATCTACTAAAATCACTAAATTGTCTAAGACCAGTATTAACCGCAACATTTAATTGATGCGTTGCTAGGTTAGTTTGTCCTAATTGAGCAACTATTTCTGATATGCTTGTACCGCTATAAATATTCGTAAACATTAACTTTTTTAAATCACTACTAAAAGCACCTGCCTTACCTAACAATATCTCTGTATCTAAATCTTTTAATTGTTGTAATGCTTGAACTGTTTCAGATTTTAATGGTGCTATGCCTCGCTTTTTAGCTTCTTTTACCGCATTGGCTAATAAGACATCATACTCACTCATTAAGTTATTTATTTCATCACCATAACCTTTTTCAACTAACTCTTTAAGAAGTTTAATCGTCTAGTTGTTTGAAGTAATTCAGTATCAGTCATGTCTTTCATTTTATAAGCCATCTTTTCCAAATCATCTTTCAATTCGTTTTCTATCTTTTCAATATTAGCCATAAACGATTCAACTGCTTTATCAACATTATCAGGCATTTAAGATTCTTTCAATTTGACTTGTTGGTTGTTGTGCATCGCGCTCTTGTTGCTTCTCTTCTTGCACTTCTCCTAACTTCATCTCTAGTTCTTCATCGCTCATATCAGGGTTGTAATACAATAGCAAATCGCGCTTAGTCATAATACCATTATCTAGTTTCCATTGAAGTATCTTAATCTCTTCTTCAACGCTCATTGGATATGATACTTCGCCAAAGTCAATAGATAAATCCTCGCTAAGATTCATAACCCCATGCTTCTCTAATATTGTTCTATCTATTTCAAATCTACTATGTTCCCATTCTTTAAAATAAGGGATGTCACTTTCACGAGATTCAAGGTTTTCAATTTCTAATATTCTTAACGCTTCCCCACTTGGAGAATTACCGCCCGATTCGCCCCATCTAATCCTAAGATGATTGTTCTCTGCGGTTTGATTAGCAAATGCTTTTACGCTTTCAATCATTTCATTGATGCCACCACTTGGAGACACATATTGGAATGTCGCTCCTTCTGGCAGGATTATAGCCGAATCAATGCCCGATTTAATAACTGATTGACCTTCATCTATTCCAGTAAATACTGGTTGTCCTAATCTACTTCTAACGCTTAATGCAATCTCAGTCATTGCAATACCAATTTGGATAGCACTTCTAATAACATCAAAAGATGATGATGGATAGATTACCTTACTAATCGGATTTATTCCATAAGGATTAACCATATCTTCATTCCCTCTTATGGCATAGCGTTTTCCTTTTTGATTAAACTTAAAATGCATCCCTTGCATACCTTCTCTATCTTCAGACCAAAAGACATATTGTCTGTCCTTATTATTACCCTTATCTATTTCATAACTATATCCATAAGGCTCTGATTCGCCATTTAAATAATATTCTTTTACAAATGGTAGTATCTCATATTCTAATCTTTGTTTGCGCTCATTAAACTTAGTTTTAAAATGACAACTACCTAATAACCAAGCTAATTCACTAAAACATTTAGTTTGACTATCTAACATATATGTAATGTCCTTATAATCGCTATTCTCTTCTCCGCCTATTATCCTTTTGGGAGCATCCTTATATAGCATCATTCTCGCCCTTGAAAATCTAGGCACTACTTTTTGCGGATAAGTTGGAATCTGTTGTAATGATTCACTTGAGAAGTATTGTTCAATATGTTTGTCCATATTAACATTAAAATAAAAGTCCAATGCGGTCATCCTTTCCGCTTGTTGCTTTTCATTGAACTCTTGCTCTGCCTTTGCAACTGTTTGCAATATTATTTGCTCGGATTGTTCAGGGATTACTACTTGATTGACAGTTCTACCAAAGTTTATCATATTGTTACCATTTCATTGTTCGTGAGGCTTTACTTATCACTGGAAACTTATAACTAATTGCATAGCTACAAGCATCTAATGAGTGAGTTAGCTCCATGTTAGATTTTTCAATTCCTCCCTTTTTATCTCTCTGCACTTGTTCTAAATCTTTTATTAAGTATTTACACTTAGGGTCTATTGTCATTGTCACATTACCATCCGCATCTAATAGCTTTCTATTCAATGCGTTTAATCTATCTATATGACTTGGATGTGCTTTCTTTGCCCTAATTAAGAATCCATAATCTCTTAAAATGTGATGGTCAGAGCGATTAGATGTCGTAGACCTTGCCGAACCTGCAGGGTCTGGATAGACTTCAACATTAGGTTCAATCGCTTTCATCTTTCTAGCCATTTGTTCGGTATTACTATTCTTCAATCTCACTTCATCGTAATAGTGAATCGTTCCATCGGTGTATTGCGTACATAATACCGCACTCATATAATCAACATTAAAATCACAACCCCACCATTTATAAGTGGATAACTCTTTAGCTTTTTTAACATGAATTGCTCTATCAAAGTTCCATGCAGCTCTATTACCAGTTGATTCGAATGATGCTTCGAACTCTTGTCTAAATACACTAGCATCCATTGTTTTCTTTGCACTAGCTATTTCTTCTGCCGATACAAAACCACCATCTATTGTTTTGAACTGCCATGAACGCCAATTCTTTTCACTTTGTCCGCGACTATATAAATCATACATTACATCATAACCGCTTGGTGTGCCTATAAATAAAACGCTTCCTTGCGTTGTTGCTAACATAGGATAAACAATCTCTTCCCAAACATGAGGTTTTATATATGCCATTTCATCCATTACGCATTTAGTTAATTCTACTCCCCTTAATGCGTGTTCATTGTCCGCACCCTTAACTGCAAACTCTGCTCCATTCTCAAATCTTACAGACATTTCGGTCTCATTTAATTTAGCTCCAACAAACCCTTGAAACATTTGGCGAAGAGTAGGAAACACAATATTCCTGCCCATTCGATAAGTCGGTGTAATGAACCATCGTCTTTCGTTTGGTTGAAATGGGTCTTTCAATAAATACATAAGCGACAAGATAGTCTTGCCCCATCTTCGACCACATACTAAGACTTTGAACCTGTTTGGGTCGCTTAATATATCTTTTCGTGTTTGGTCTAGTGTCCATTGAATCATTTTTTAATTTTTTTAATCTTACCGCTTTCAGTTCTAGCAAACTTATGAGTCTTGGTTTCTCTTATTAATGTTCCAGAGTAGCGTTTATTGCCCCACTTCCAACTAACTTTTTTAGCCATCTAATCTTCTCCTATAACCATTACTTGTATTGGTTCGTTCTTTGTTGTTCGCTCTTGTCGCTCTAACGCCTTACCTTCCATGCGCTCAACTATAAATTGAATTGCTCTTAAATCTCCACGCTCTGCCAATTGAAATAACTTACTCAATATGATTTCTCTACGCTCTTTGCCATTTACTTCTTGGTAGCTAAACTCTTTAATTAAATCACTATAAGCGTTGCGCCTACCATTAGGATTACCAGACTCGCCTTTTTTCCATCTATTGCCTAGTTTATTCCCTTTGGCAAACTTACCATCCTTACGTTTGTTTTGCGTTTGTTTAGTCATCTATTGTAACTAATCCCATTGCCACAGGTTTGTTTAGCATATCCATTAAATCTTTGACTGCTTCGGTTTCAAATTCATAGACATCAAATTCTACTCGCCACGCGCCTGCAATCTTTAAGTTTTTAATACCAACAAGCTCGGCTTTTAAAGAGGTTTTATTTTTTCCTTTTGCCAAACTTAGCTTTTTTTGATTTCATTGGTTTGGATTTTTTTGATGGTCTTCCACGCTTTGAACCATAAGTTCCTTTCCCAGCAGGCATAATAATCTCCTTAATTTATAAGTGCTTAAATTTAAAAAGACTTTTAAAACTAATGAAAGCGGTTATTTTAATTAAATGCGCTAACCTATGATAGCGTTTATTGGTGTCTATTTAGTGCTATAAGCGGGTTTCATGCGCATTAGCGATAGTATCTTAGGGGTTATGTTCATTGACTCGTTTTGAGGCTTATATAATACTTGAACTATTTGAGGGTTTCTTTTAGATAATTCTTTTAATCTTATACCTATATCGCTCATCAACTCTTTTATTGAATTTCCGACTGCGCTTTTAAAATCAAACGCGTCTTTTGTTTCAAATCTTATTTCCGCGTGGTATAAGTATTCGTGGTTTACGTTAAGTAGCTCCGTATGAGTTCGTTTGCTCATATATTTCTCCATTTATTTGCGCTATCGCATCTATTAATTCCATTATAGTTAATTCGTCATTACCGACTTTATTAATTAAATCCTCAAATTCTTTAAATGAAACTATTGTCACTATATGTTCTAGCTCTTCCATCTTGGATATTTAGAATCACAGTTATTACAAGTCCAAATCGTTTTATTATCTTTCTTTTTCTTATTTACGATTGTGACATTCTTATCGCATATATCGCAAGCTATACTATAAATCTCATTCGTATTTGAACTCACTTACAACTCCTTCCATTATACAATCTCTTAAAAAAATTTCTTCGTTTTCGGTGTTTAAATCTAAATAGCTTCGTGCCTTTACTAATTCCATATAGATTTTATTTGTTGGTGCGCGTTGCCCATCAAAGAACCTCATATGAAAGACTAACTTGTCCGCCTTATCTGTATAGTTACGATTATCTATTATCACATTCAAATCAATTTCGTATTGAGTTTTCCAATATCCATTAGGTATTTTGTCACGCTCTTCATTCCAATTAACATTTCCATATTCTTTATTAAAAAGATAATATTGAAACCCTAATTCAACATCATTAACGCGAGTATATAAAGTTCCTTCGCTTTCAAGCATATCTAATTTAGCTAATGTTGTGCTACTTACGCTATAAACTTCTCCATATACCTTATCGCCCTCACTTTGTATAAGCAATGGAAACGAGAACCCTCTTGGCGCATAGATTGCATGGTCTTGCAAAACTTCGTGCTTAACGAAATCACTACCTTTTAAAAAATAATGATTCATTCCACCTTTTTTTAATGTACCATATACAAACACTTCAGTCATTATCTTACCTTTCTTATTTTTGAGCCATCATTAGCTTTGAACATTTTTAATTGGTCACTATAAGAAAACCTCGGAACAAATCTATCAACTGTTTGTGGTTCGTCTTTATATGCCCCAATCTTATCATCATAAAACGAAAAGCGTTTTGGCTTTGGTTGTTTTATTCTAATCTTTTTTGTGTCAATTTTAAGCGTTCTAGTATTAATCCTAACCATTGTATTAGCGGGTATGTTTATAGGCTCACAATGACCCCATAATCCCGCATTAACAATAGAATCGGTACTTCCATAAGCAAAGCAATCAAACTCTTCTATATAGACCATTTGAATAGGGTTGTTAGCTTTTACCATATATACATAATCTGGTCTTTCTAAGTCCGCCCAAACAATCGCAACACGACCTTGAACTTTTGGTAATCTATTATCTAAGAAATCATCAACATTATTAGATGTCTCATATAATCTAAATATCGCCTCACTATCTACTTGAGCGAATCGTTTCATATCGTACTTATGAAATAACTCTTTATGATTAGATATAGAACCATTATGAGTTCCTATAGTTTGACCTGTCCTAATTGGATGATTGTTACTATTAATTGATGGAGAGCCTAGTGTCGCATACCTAGTATGACCCATCATTGTAGTAATACCATCATAAACTAAACCAATATTGTCTTGCACTTCTTCATCGCTAAAAAAACCATAAGCATCTTTTGGCTTCTTACATATTACATAATCTCCATGCTTATCTATTAAAGCAAACCCAGTCGCATGACCGCCTCTAATGTTTGCCTCTGTAAGCATTCCCGCAAAAGACTTTGAGACCCGATTAAGGGTCTCGTTGTCTCTATCTTTTTGTTTTAAAATAATCCCTGCTAATCCACACATATTACGCTCCTATTTGATTTGTAGTTAGTCCATCTTGAACATAACTATATTGTCTACCATTTCTTGTATAATCATCTTCTCTAGCACTTAACTCTTTGAATCTCTTAACAATATAGTTAGTAGCTAATTCAGTAACATCATCTCTATTAGTATTACCCACAAAACCGATTGCTTTTCTTAAGTAGAAAAGACCATCAACATTGTTTGGAACGTAACTCATTTGAACGCTATTGGCATCTTCGACTGTATTAACAATCGCTTGAGTAAAAACAATCCAAGAAACAATCTTATCGAAGTTTAAAGAACCATTATGGTATCTAAACTCAACCGACCCTCTTGTCCAAACATTACGAAAGTTAAGACCACAAGCTCTATTATATTGAACACTTGGAGATGGTTGATTGTTGTTAATCTCAGTACCATAACGATATTTA